ATCTTAGAGCATTAGCATCTGACATACCTAATCCTGACAATGCTCCTGTTAAATATTTAGTTGATGTATCTCTTAGTGTATCATCGCTGAACTTATAACTTCGATCAGAAGCTGCAGTTGGTAACTGATTTAACATCTCCATTTCAGCCATTAGACTTGACCACCACTTAATTCTTTAACTAATATATTTAGAGTTTCTGTAAAACCTTTATCCAGTTTCTTTGCTGCAGTGGCAAACTTTTTAGGACTTACTTCATCAGAAGTTAATCCTCTGCGTTCAAGGAAACTCTTTGCTGCTCTTATTTCTGCATTTGCAACCTTTTTTACTTTTGCACTAGCCATATCACCATGCCTTACAAGACCAATATCTTGCCTTTGTTTTTGGTCCAGGAGTATCACAATTATGTCTTGCTCTAAAATTGCTCCTGCGACCTTTTTGATTCTTTTTAATTCTCATATTAGGATCACCAAATGTAACTCGTTTAACCTTATCTCCATCGCTTACATAAACAACAGACTTCTTTTTACCATAAGAAGTTTCACCTTTACCAATGCGTCTAGGTTTATTAAGTGTAACCTTTTTGCCTTTAAATGTTGCCATTAAGCATTAGCCACTTTCTTAGCTGTTGCTGATAAATCTTTTTTATGCACTAAAAACTTACTTGATGCTGTATGAGTTTTACCAGACATAACTCTGCCTTTTGCATCTTTATGTGTAGCACCTTTATGCTCTTTACCATTCTTAAAATAATGTTTTACACCTTTTGCCATTTTGCACTCCTATGCTTTTTTTGTTTTCTTTTTTCCTTTTAGTAGATCTGCGTCTGCTTTTCTTGCACCACCTTTACCAGTGACAAAAGATTTAACTCTGCCCATAGCCCAAGCATTGGCTGATGTCTTTGGTCTACTTCCTGATGAATAATATGCACCAAGCCCTCTTTTGTATACCTTATCTAATTTTTCTTTTGAGAAACGACTCGCTCCAGGAATGCCTGCATATTTGCCACCTTTTTTCTTTTTAGTTTCTGCCATTATGATTTGCTCCTTTTTTTACTTATTCTGTCCATCATAGCAGGTGTTAACTTGCCCTCGCGATATAGTTTTGCAGTCCTTTTAATTTCTTTTTCCCTTGCCTTTGGATTCTTTGCACCAGCAACATATTTCTTTGGTACACCTTTTTTAGTCTTAGGAACTTTTTTAAACTTTCTTTTTGACACTTTTCTTTGCCCTTTTAAATGCTGATGCTTTTGGTGCACCTTTCGCACCTTTTTTACGCATCTTCTCTTTTGATCCTGCTTTTATTCTTTTACGTTTAGCATGTATGTTTGCATATAATGACATTATGCTTTCCTAGTCTTTTTCTTTTTCTTTTTTAGACTAGCAAGTTTTTTAAGATCTGCTCCAGTAATTTTTTTCTTATTACCAGCCATTGCTGCCAACTTCTTTTGCTTTGGGGAATATTTACTAAATGGCATAATTACATACTAACTTTCGGACCACCATGACCAAGTATCTCGTCCATGATACCACGCATGTCGCCACTATCAACTTTCATTACTTTAACTTTAACATCACCATCCATATGTTCTTCTTCAGATTCTTCTTCCTCTGGCATAATCATTTCTTGATGACATAATAATAAAAAGTTTACAACCTGCTGATCAGTTAGTTCTAGTCCAGGAGCATCATGAGGAAAGCCCATCTTCTCCATAAACAATGCTGCATTGTCTTCCATATTCTCTACATTGATTTCTGCCATTTGAATCTCCTTTTAAAAATTTGACCAAGAGCATAGCAAACTCCTTCGCCAATCGTTTTAAGTATTTTAACAGGTTTATTATTTCTGCCTTTTTTACCTTTTGATAAGTCATAAGCCATTTGATAAGCCCAAGCCAATGCTAATGGTTTTACAATCTTATATGTTAAACCTTTTTTTCTAATTTGTTTAGCTAAAAATTTCCCCCAAAGCTCATATCCTCTATAAACTGCTGGATCAACACGTTTACCATATATCTGATCATATTTGTATATATATGTTTTCATATCACCCATTTCATATAATGCTGTGCATATGTATGTTCCACCACCACCACCAGTTCCAGAACTTTGTGCATCGTCAGCATAACTTTGATTACTAACACTTACACCAGTAGAACCAGTAGATTCTGGATCTGATGTATCCACTCCTTCTGTTGGTGAAAAATTAGTAATGCCAGTATAACTTGCACCTTTACCACCACCAAGACCTGTAACACCACTTGTAGTATCAATGCCACTAAACATATCGTCTACTTGTTGTTGGGTCATAACATCAGCCACTTGCCCAGTTGTATTTATACCACCGAGTCCAGCATCAGGATCAGTTTTACCAAATGGAGTTAAACCTTGTATGGATACAGTATTTGGCGTATAGCCTGACATTGGGTTTAGTCCAACATTGTAAGCAGTCATCTTGCCATATTGCATACCAAAGTTCTGAGCTTCTCTTGTAGATACTTTGTTATCTTTGTTAGTGTCAGCAATACCTCTGGCAGTGTCCAGCGATGTAGTTCCTAAGCCCATGATTCCTTTGGCTGTATCTGTAAGTCCTATATTCTGACCAAGTGCTTGTTGTGCTGCTTTTTCTGCATTATAAGAAGTATATGCATTCATCACTTGTGCAGGAACACCGAAAGGTGTAAATCCTAACATTGTATTCATCACTTGACCTCTGGTTACATCGAGTGGTCCTAGTGAAAAAGCTGGATTAGTTCTATCAAAACCAGATTTAAGAGAACCATATGCTTCTTTACTTAAACTGCCAAGAGCTCCTATATTTGCATTTGTCGCCATAAATACCTCTTATGTTGATGGAGCATTCGTTGGTGTTATTCTATCCATTGGATTGAATGTTCTGTCTTGCCCCATAGATTGTGGCATCATTGTTGGTCTTGGCATTGGCATCTGATTACCTGCAGGAACTCCTGATAATGCTCCCATGCCTCTATCTTCTCTGGATTTTGCAACTTGAGCTTGTAAAAATGCAGCCATATCTTTATCTGACATTGCACCTAATGCTCCCATGCCTCCAGCACTTGCAGCACCTTCTACTGCTCCACTAAAAGCACTTGGATTAACAGGACTAGTTTTCATTCTTGATATTTCATCCATTGCTTGTTCAGGTGTCATTCCCATAGAAACTAAATCCTTCATAGTTTCAAGATCAGCTATTGATTCTTTGATTGCAGCAATCTCTAATTCAGAAGTTGCTCCTGCTCCAGGACTTCTCATTCCAGGGGAAAGTCCTTTGTCAATATTCTCTAATAACATTTTCATCTCCATATCAGAAGTTGCTCCTGCTCCTGATGCCATTTTTAAATTTTCATTCATCATTGACATCTCTTTATCAGAAGTTGCTCCTTTTCCTAAAAGAGTTTGCATCTGTTGCATTATTTCTTCTTTACTAGCCATTTTTAATTATCTCCTGTTGCATTTTAATTTGATTTTTTTCTCGCTCTAGTTGTAGTTCTAATTCAAGTTTTTTAACTTTCGCTTCAAGGTCTGCTGCAAGTTTTGCTTGTTCAATTTGCAGATCTTGCTTAGCTTCTGCTTCGTTGATTGCAAGTTTTTGTTGAGCTTTGGCTTGATCTGCTTGAATCTGTGCTTGTGTCCTTGCTTGAAGTGCTTGTGCTTCAAGTGCTGCGAGTTGTTGTGCATATTGTAATGGATTCTGTTGTTGCTGCTGCTGTGCTAATGCAGCCAATGGTTTAATTGCAGCCATCTGAGGAGATTGTGCTACAACCTCTGCTGCTCTCTGACTTATTTGCATGTCGAGTTCTGGACTTATATTCTCAAACTTAAATTTAGGATCAAGCAGATTTGGCAATGGTGCTAATGAAACTCCTATACTTGCCTGCATTCTCTGGCGATATAATAATGCTATATGCTCAGCAACGTGTGCAATTAATATTGGTTGCATAGCTTTTGCTCCAGGATTCCCTGCAAGCGATGGGTCTGAAAGAAACTGTAAATGAACTGCGATATGAGATTCATGATCCTGCTCAGGAAAAGCTCTTATTGGTTTACCATACATCGTGCTAAGGTTTTCATCTATTGGATCGAGTCTTGCTGCTTCTTCTGGAGCTTTTAATATCTCATCAACATTATTTATTCTTATAGCTTCATACATTCTTTTGTATGCTTCATATTGATCATGTAGCTGAGGTGCTGCTTGGCTCATCTGTAATATTGCCTGAGCTTGTGCGATTCTTTGTGCAGTGCTAAATATGTTCGGATCACTAACAGGAATAATGTCTATACGATCATCAAAGTCTGCAGCATATATTATTCCTGTTGCACCAGCCATAGAGAAATTACCAGACTCAGGTAAGTAAATTGCATTTAATTTTGATAATAATTTAAACTCTTGACCTTGTGAATAATGCAATCTTTTGTGTATAGCTGAAAATGATTTACTGCCTTGTTCAATTAAAGCAACAGTTGAGCCGACAGGTGCATTTGGATTTGCATCTCCGACATTTAGATCTGCAGTGCTTGCGAATCTGCGACCAGCATCAGCTATTGCATTCATTAAATTAAACAATGTACCACTTGGCTCTTTAAATGGTAAAGGCATTATTGCTTTATTTACATCGTCAACTGTG